GTGTGGGTTACTCAGGTTAAGGTAAACGGGCAAGACGTAACTGTTCCGTTTGAAGGCCTTAAGTCTTCTCATCAAAAGGACGCGGCTTCTAATCAAAGATTTCAGCAAGCGGCAGAGCGGGAACGCGTGCTTGCTCAACGTGAGGCCCAGTTACAGGAATATGTAAGAAGCCTCCAAGAGAAAGAATCTGCTCCATCCCAAAAGGACGAGCCAGAGAAAGGTGATACAGACTATCGTAAAACGGTGGAAGAGTATCATCAAGCGTTGTATGAAGATGATGCGGAAAAAGCCGCACAACTGTTACAGACCTTGACAGGGCGCAATCAGGCTACCCTAAACATAGATGAGGCTGTAGATCGGGCCGTTAGTCAGGCCTTTGCTCGCAGACAAGCCGAACAAGCCAAAGCACAGCAACTAGCATACGAGCAGGAGATTCGTGATGCTGTTTATTGGTTTGAACAGGAGTACTCTGAGATTGCTCAGAATCCTGATCTTCGGGCTATCGCAGATAATCGAACGGTTACCCTAATGAAGGAGAATCCTAATTGGGCACCAAGTCAGATTATTCAAGCGGCGGCTGAGTATGCGAGAGAATGGGCGAGTAGTAATCTTACAGCCGCTCAACCCAATAATGGGAGAACGGAGCGTAAGAAGAAAATTGTCCCGCAACCTAAATCTGCTCGAAAGTCTGCGAAGATTTCTGAGGACGAGCCTGAAGCCAAAACTCCAGAGCAAGTCATCAGTGAGATGCGTCAGGCCAGAGGGCAACTTTAATCAATAACTTAAGGAGAAAAAAATGGCAGGACAAGTTTGGTCTGTCAACACCTCCGGTGGTTATATGTACGCGCTCAACCTCAGTCGTGAACTGCGGATGGCCGTACAGCCGATTGTCAAGTTCCGTCAGTTCTGTGACATTAAAGATGCCGCCCATCAAGGGTTGCATCGCGGCGATACCTTCCACTGGAACGTGTTTAGTGATGTTGCTACTCAGGGTACTACCCTGACCGAGACGAGCACTATTCCTGAGACTTCTTTCACGATCTCTCAGGGCACGATGACTATCACGGAAGCAGGTAACTCTGTTCCTTACACGGGTAAGTTGGATGACCTGAGTGAGCAACCGATCCGTGAAATCGTTCGTAAAGTGCTCAAAAACGATGCCAAGAAGTCGTTCGACAATCTTGCGGCTGATCAGTTCGACGCGGCGGCTCTGCGTGTTGTTCCGACTAACGGCACGAGCACGACCTCTCTTGATTTGACCACCAACGGAACGGCTACGGAAACCAACAACATTGCTCTGGGTAAAGAGCATGTTAAGTTGATCGTAGACACCATGAAAGAGCGTAACATCCCGGCTTACTCCGGCGATGACTACTACGCGATTGCATGGCCTTCAACCTTCCGCACCCTAAAGAACGATCTGGAGTCGATCAAGCAGTACATTGATCAAGGCTTCCAGATGATCATGAACGGTGAGGTTGGTCGTTACGAAGGTGTTCGATTCATCGAGCAAACTCACATTGATAAAGGCTACATTGGTTCTACGTTGGCTGATGCCACTTGGACCAACGCCAAGTCTGATTGGTGTGTGTTCTTTGGTGAGGATACCGTTGCAGAAGCCATTGCTGTTCCTGAAGAAATTCGCGGAAAAATTCCGGGTGACTTCGGGCGCGACCGTGGTATTGCGTGGTATTACCTTGGCGGCTTCGGCCTTGTTCACACTCAAGCGGCCCAGTCACGTGTTGTGATTTGGGACAGCGCGGCTTAAGGAGGTAGATAGTTATGAGTTACAGCGATCCTCGTCCTTACTGCTATTCGTTTGGTGCGATTGATTTCGGTGCAGGCGGCGATGCTATTGTCATCTCTGGCCCGAAAGGCAAGAAGGGTTCTCTGAAAGAGATCCTTGTTTCTGCTACCGAAACTTTCACGAACACCACCACTGAAGGTGCGGTCAAAGTAGGTTCTTCTGCGGCAGGTGCTCAGTACGCTAACATGGGTCTTGGCACTCTTGCCGATGGCGCAGATCAGCGTATGAGCGACACTGCGGCTGACCTTGTTTTGGACGCCCTTCCTGCTGACACCGACGTTCATGTGACGTTCGTTGCCCCTACTGGCGGTACTCCCGCAGGTATTGGCTTCGTGCAGATCATGGTCGAATGGTACTAGGAGGAAATATGTACGGAAGCAAAGGCGGTCACAAAGACACCGCAAGTGGCAAGATGCCTGACAACGGTCTTTCTGAGAAAGAGCGCGACAACTCCACTCCCGCTAATCTCGGGATGGATAGCCGTGGTCCGAACCAGATGCCGATGGGTGTTGCCAAAGGTAAAGTATCCACTGATCGTGGTTCTTTCAACATGCGGTAAATGAATCGGGGGGCGCAAGCCCCCCTTTTCTATTGGAGGTTATATGGATTACGAAGACAAGAAGATGGACAAAGATGCTTCTCAGTGCGGCTACGTCAACATGGATCAGCCGAACGAGTGGAGCACCGAGCGCAACCAACGTAACAATAATGCGCGTGTAGGTAACAGACCAGAAGTTATTTTAATTGAGAATTCTTCGATCTTTGGCGCTGTTCGCATGCCAATGGACTGATGAACAAAATAGATTGGGACAAACCATACAGCGAGATTGTCGGAGTTATCGAAGATAAACCCGGCGCTAAATACAGCCAGAACAATAACTACTATAAGGCTAACGGCGATTTAATTTCTTTTAGTAAAGACATAGATAAGTCATGGGTTGAAAGCCAGAAAGGTCTATCAGGTAGGAACAACCTTATTAATAAAGCAAAGTCTTTTGGCTTAGAAGTACTTAAGACAGACAGCATTATTGAACTAAAAGAGAAACTAATAAGCCGTTTATGAAAAAAATAATTGTGCCTTTTAAGGAGGTAGAGGATTACTCCTTAGAAGACTTTGGGGGAAAACGTGCTAATAAAACCGTTTGCATTGTCCGTTACGGTGCATTTGGCGACATTATCCAAGCGTCTTCTTTATTCCCAATGTTTAAGAAAGAAGGGTACAGGGTATGTGTGAACGTATCCGAAGCGGGAGAAAAACTTCTTAAATGCAATCCTCATGTAGATGAGTTAATAGTCCAGAAGAGTGGGCAGATTTGCAATACCAGACTGGATGACTATTGGGCTGTTATGTCTCAATGCTTTGATAAGTTTGTTCAGTTATCCGAATCTATTGAGCGCACTTTACTTCTTTCGCCTGAAAGGATTGTTGAATCCAAGGGCGAAAAATATAGGGTGGCGGCAAGCGAAGGATACCACTTATCTAAAGAAGAGATACATGAGCGGTGCAACGTTAACTATATAGAGCACACTCACAAACTTGCGGGAGTTCCGTTCGAGCACAATCCCGTGTACTACCCGTCCAGTTCAGAAAAGGAATGGGCAAAAAACGCTAGGCGCAAAATTAAAACAAAGCACGTGGTAATGGTTACTTTGTCTGGCTCCTCAGTACATAAAGTGTGGCCTTGGACTGACGCAATGATGGCATCTATTCTTAAACTAAGGAAGGATGTCTCATTCGTTACTGTTGGTGATCAGGTGTGCCAGATCCTAGAGGTTGGTTGGGAGAAGGAGCCAAGAGTAATTACTCGATCTGGGTTGTGGTCTATCGGGAAAACATTGGCCTTTATAGATCATTGCTCTGCTGTTGTCGGGCCAGAGACAGGGGTTCTTAATGCGGCAAGTACTAAGCCAATGCACAAGACTGTTTTGTTGTCCCACTCTTCCGAAGAAAACTTAACAAAGCATTGGGTAAACACGACCGCGATAACTCCTGCTGATTGTCCTTGTTATCCATGCCATAAGATGCACTTTGGATTTTCAACGTGCAACAGAGACGAAACAACTGGCGGTGCTTTGTGCGCGGCTAACATAGACCCAAGAATTGTGGTGTCTGACATAACGAGAAATCTATGAGTACATATCTTCAACTTTGCCAAGACATGGCTAGAGAGGTGGGAATACCCGGATCTGGCCCCAGTAGCGTTACGCCTACAGCAGAGGAGGAGCAGGATATTGTCCGACAGATTCGTGACGCTGACATTGATATTCAACGTAGATGGTTTAACTGGAATTACTTGTGGACTGAATACAACACCACCACTTCCGCAGGCACCTCTACTATTACTTCGCCATCAGATCTTGGATACTGGAACATTGATTCGGTAGTGTTCGATCCTAACACGGACAACTATCAGCCGCTTGAGTATGTGCAGTGGAACGAGTACAAGGAAAACTACAAGTACGGCTCTATTGATTCTGGCACTCCAGAGATTTTTACAGTTAAGCCAGATGACGTAATAGACCTGTACCCGACGCCAGATACATCCACTGCAATATCTGCTGAATACTGGAAGGCGCCAACGGCATTGGCTAATGATTCTGATGTGTCTCCCATTCCCGCTTCTTTCCACAGAATCATTATATGTAGGGCGAAAGTGTACTATGCAGAGCAGAACGACGCGCCAGAAATTATGTCGTCTGCTGTGTCTGAGTTTAATGATCTGCTAGACAAACTGGAGGCGGCACAACTTCCTAACCAAAGCAACCGAAGGTTCTCAAGAGTTCAGAATCTTGCTAACTACACGGTGTTCACAGAATGATAAGGAATCCGGCTGTATCCGCAGGAACAAAGACATACTACTTCCCGTTTAGGGGAGGCCTTAACATTGTTGACCCAGTGCTTTCTATTGGTCCGGGGGAATGTCTTGCCGCCAAAAACTTTGAGGTAGATATCAGGGGGCGCTACAGCAGAATTGATGGGTATGAAAGGGCTGACGGGCAGACTCTCCCATCAGAGGTTGTTTACTACAGAATTCCTTTTACCATTGGAACAAACTTGTTTGAGCAGTTTGGTTCTGGTTACGGCACTGGATTTTTACTGAACATACCTTCACCCGGCGACATGATAAAGGGCCAAAACACTGGCGCTGTTGGGACCATACTTCAGGTAGAGATAGAAGGAGTAGAAGATGGCGCGAGTGGTGGATCATTTTCAAATGACAATGCACAGGGTTACATTTACTATTCAGTTGTAAGTGGTCAATTTCAGATTGGCGAAACAATAAACATTTTTAACGCAGATAGCGCCTACGGTAGCGCATTTAATGTGGAGTATAAATAATGGCAGATACTAGACGTACTAGAGCATACCTACTGGCAACGAGTTTTCCAGACAATACTGTTGGCTCTATCTCGGCGCAAGACATGCGGGACATGGTTGTCTCTTCAATGGGATCTTACGCCAACATTAACAGCAACTCGGGCGATGGTACCCCTGTGGCACAAGCGGTTGCAAACGCGACTACTGTAACCCTTGATTGGTCGACTGGTAGTTCAGGCGCTAACGGCTCTGATGACACCGATGGCGCTACCTATGGAGCAAGTGCTGACTACGCTAATGATCGTATCCGAATCTACACAAAAGGATTGTTCATGGCACAAATGAATGTCTCTTTCAAGCAAGGGACTGCGGGCAACGTAATTTGGACTTGGTTGCTTGCTACTCAGGCTGATGGTGGATCAGTAGTAGAAAGTAACTTTAAAGTACAAAGACTTCTTGGTTCTACTTCTGAGGCCGCGGCCATTGCTGCTGGCGGCATCATAGATACCACTGGGCATACGACTTACTCTGATCTTATTGTTCGACTACGTCATGACTCAGGATCATCACAGAACATGCTACTTCAATACGGGCAACTTAATGTAGTTAGGGTTGGCTAATGGGTATCTACGCCAGCGCGTATGCCTATGGCGATCCGGTTCTAAGAGATGCGAACGCGGACGCAAATCTTTTACCAGAGTTACAAGAGCGTATTGAAAACCAACGCAACCTTATTACTGTTGTTCCGGGTGAGGGATCTGTTCTTGGCGTTTGGGTGTACAACGGAGATATATACGCCTTTAGAAATAAAGAAGGCGGCGCTACTGCCGGAATGTACAAGTCATCCTCTACCGGGTGGCAAGAGGTTAGTCTTGGACAAGCCATAGATTTTGATACTACTACGACTAACGGAGAGTTTATCGTAGGGGCATCTGTATCTGGCGCTACCAGTGGCGCTACTGCAACAGTCGCAGGCGTTAGTTACCATGGCAACTGGGATACTGGTGCGGAAGGCACTCTAGTTCTCACTGAACTTTCGGGCGGCTTCGTTGATAACGAAGATATGCAGATGTCCACTCTTTCGTTTGATGCAGGAGAGGTTGAGATACTAGAGGGCGATGTTATTACTGGCTCGTCTTCTGGTAGAACTGCAACAGTAAAGAAGGTGTCAATCGTTACTGGCGCTTATAGTACAAGCAATGCGACAGGATACCTTTCTATTGCAAGCAACACGGGCACGTGGACAGACAACGAAGAGATACAGGTTCGTGGGGTTAAAAGAGCGTTGGTTAATGGGGCATCTGAGCCTGCCACTAAAACTATCGCCAAGGCTCAGGGTGTTGTGTATGAGCAGACCATACAACCCGGCGGGAGTTACAAGTTTGTAAACTTTAACTTTGTGGGTGGGACAGAAGTAGAAAAGATGTACGGCGCTAATGGCGTGGACAAAGCCTTTGAGTGGGATGGAACCACATTCGTAAAGGTTCGTACTGGCTCCGCTACTGATACTCCAGAGAATGTAAAGGCGTTTAAGAAGCATTTGTTTTTATCGTTTCCAAAAGGATCTTTACAGCATTCATCCTTGGGATTGCCAACTACTTGGAGCACAACGTTAGGCGCTTCTGAGATTATTGTTGGTGATGACATTACCGGACTGTCAGTAGAAACCAAAGACGCATTTATTATCTTTGGAAGAAACAACACCTACATACTTTACGGTACATCTATTAACGATTGGAACCTAACCCAGTACTACACTGGAACTGGC